GCACGCTCAAGATGGTCCTTCAGGTAACTCGGCTCATCGCCGCGTTTCAAGAAGAACTTCAAAAGCGCACCACGATCGCTGGCCACAGAAGCGGGCAAACGGGTATCAACAACAGCAGCTCTCACGAGCCAACGTTGGAGATGCCTATCCCACCTTTCCTCCGACAATTGTTTGAGGAAGGACCTACGACCGAGTGCGGATGAGTCTTCAGAGACAACCGGAAAGGGGCTAATCTTCCCAAGAAGGTTGTCTAGGTATTGAACAGTAGTCCAAAGGCCTGCCTTGTAAAGCAGGTTACGATGGCTTACTGTAGCAATGAACTCATCGGCATGCTGTCGACTGCAGGGGAGCAAACGCGTCAGTTTGACTGGTTTAACGTCAAACCCGTCATAATACTCCCCACCGCACGACTCTCTGAACTTACCTGTCCAAAAAGACTTTGCGGCGTTCACCTTGAGACCATAGGTCTCAAGGGTCGCTACAATCGTCGGTGCATAACGTGTCGGGGCAATAATATCATCCCCGAACACACGCACTCCCTTCCTGAGGAGTCGAATCTCAGGAAGAGCTAATGGACGATTAAGCTCCTTTTCAATCCCTAAGAAGACCATGGTTAAGAAAACCATAGCCTCAAATGGAAAGCAAAGAGCTGAACCCATGGACGCAAACTTGGAAAGGTGAATTACACCTTTTCCAGGCACGTCTGCGTTCTGCGAGCGACAAGCCATTACCATCCTCAACAGAGGCGGGTAATCGCGAAGAAGCCGCGAAACGAGGCGTAGGGACACACGGTCACTAGCTTCCTTAAGGTCAAGAGTGGCAAAACCGCCACTGACTGACCCTCTAAGAGCTAGTTCCTGATTGGGGATTTGATCTGTGAATCTGATCATCTTGCCAACCAAGTCATCGTCTTCGAGGTCCTTTACCAGGGCCTCAAGTATGGATTGCTGCGCGAATTGTGTATGCGCAGGTTCCATCGCGATGATACGAGGACTCTTGAGCGTTTTAGGAACGGTAATGACCTTAACGGCCATTTCGTTCCGGGGCTCCTGAAGGATAGAACACGTGTGCTCGTCGAGATACCGGAATGTTGGTATTCGATAGCCTGATCCAGGAAAGAAATTTCTCTCTAGCCTGGATGTCCAAGTAGGAAGGTCGTACTTCCTATTGCCACGAACCTTATCGGCAGTGGCTCCCGGACCATGCTTAGGAAGTAAAAGCCCTAGGCCTGCACGGATGCAGACTTTAGACAATACTTCACTAAATAGCAAGTCGGCGACCCTCTCAAAGGCCAGAAAATCGGCCTCAGAGAGAAGTCTATTTGCTACTCTAACTTCAGCTTCACACTGGAGATACTGATTAAATGCAGCTTCCACACGCTTCTCAGCGCAAGGAAGTTCGATCTTCTTCGCGTAGAGGCAAATCTGCCTCACGAAAAAGATTGCATGTTTATCAGGACTCTCCAGCAATCGACCACTAGTCGGGTCAAAGACAAGAGCCATCAAACCCTTCAAAAACGAAGGGAGCGATAGTGTCTTCCGAAAACCTTGGAAGTCACCGGACTCAACAAAGCCCTTAGCGAGACATCTTTCGAAGTCTTTGCAAAAGGCAGGAAGGGTTATCGTGATGAACGATAACCCCTCGTCTTTGACGCGCAACGAGATTGTTTTAAGATCTCGTTGGGTGCTAGCACGACACCACTTGCTCGCATCAATGAGCAAGCATTCGTAGAGGGGAACTAGGCTTTTCATAGTACCTCCTTTTGGAGAGGTTGCTATCCTAGCCTACGTCTTTCCGATCCACGAATTAGTCACTGTTACTACTTCTCACCCCCAAGGAGCTTAGTCATTACGGCGCCGGAGCTGGCAGTCAGGTAGGTCATAAACCCATCTGTCACCTGCTTCTGTTCCGTAACGGTGTAGCCAACCAAGGGTACATCCACGACGACGTAAACTGCCATATTGTATTTGGCATTCAACGTTGAGTCGAAGGGGTTAGCAGCGATCTTTGAATGGTTGAGGCGAAGAAGCCGACGCATCCGGTCTTTACCGGAAGGCGCTTGCCCAATTACCTCACCAACTAGACCGTCGCTAGTGATAAAGGTCCCTTGCGGGTCCTGATCAACGCGCGCCATTACTTGCGCAACTGCGTTGATGGTAACAGTTTGTGGATCAGTGAAGGCCATAGCAATCTCCTCTACAGGGTTGAACGTGTCAAAACCAGCGTGCGGTGCGATTAATACCTAGCGCTGCAATGACTCCGTTTTGAAACGGGCTGAAAGAGCCCGGGTTTAGCCCGAAACCATAAGGTGTAGCTTTACGGCGTACTCGAGAAATTTGAAAAGTATAATCCTCGAGAGATGTTAGAGGGTTCGTTTTTAATCTGAACCCATTGAGACGATATTTGGTCGCCTCGATCTTTTCTTCCATCACATAGCCGTAGTGCATAACTAGACCTTGGTTGTGAAAGGCATTCCAGTTCCTAATCACGGAACCAGTATTGCCAATCCAATCCAAAGCCCAGGTCCAGGGTGTAATCTTCCAAAGAAGGTCTGGGTCCAAACGTAGCCCATACAGCTTACTGGCATATGCCGAGTATCTGCTTAGGTACGAATGGACACTGCCATCAATTGGAGGAAGGTAGTAAGTGAAACTA